AGAGACGAACGTTTTCAAATCCATCTCAGCAATCGCCTTTCTCATTTTGCTAGCAGACATACCAGCAACACCTTCAGCATCTGGATCTCTAGTACCAGCACTCTTGATTTCAATCGTATTCATTTTATAATCCGTTCCATTATATTTTTTGATGAACTGGAAGGCAGGAACACGATCAGAACCAACTACGAAAATGGCATCCGTGTATCCTTTTTCTTCCAACCACTTCAACGCTTTGATAGCATCTTTGATATTAGTATCATAGACAATAGAAGACTTGTGATCTGGAAACATCTCTTTCATGAATCCAACCTTTTCCTCTGCATCCAAAGGGTTTTTGCCTTTGTTATCTACCGTGTGACTGGGGAACACGTAGTAGTCATTACTACCAGCATACTCTTTGACCTTATTTATCAGTAGCTCATGACCCGTGGTAGGAGGATTGAAACGACCGAAAGTGAATACTGCAACCTTAGCACCCTCACCAACTGGAGGAGTCCACGTTTTATCCAACGTAAAGTTGGCACGAGAGAACTCCAAACGATCAACGATCTTGACTGCCTTGCCATCTACGATAGCAACATAACCTTCTGGTTTGGTAACCACAAAGTTATCACCATTACGGAGAAATACTTTCGTGTCGCTGAGAGCAGCGAGTTTCAGGTTGATGAGATTCTTGGCATTCGTGAAAGAGTTATACATCACGATGAACGCTTTGAACGCTCTCTTGTTATCCTCTAGATACGAAATACCATTAGCAAGAATGTCACGATACTGTGCCTTAGACTTCTCAGTTTTCAGGCTCTCCACCTTCTCAACCAAAGACTTCTCAAACGCTGCCTGAAATCCACTCATGAATTTGGCGGTGTTGTTAATCGTCTTACCTTCCTTCACGAAAGAGTTGGTGTAACGCTTCATCGTATAACCAAGGGTGAATTGCTTGGTCGCTTCATGAGCGATAACCTCAAGAAAAGGTTTTGCGATAGAAGCATTCCTAGTCACAACAGAGATGACAGACTTGAGTACACGCTCCTCTGCCGAAGTCAGACCAGACTTGGCGCTGATGTTATCTACCGTAGCAGATGCAAGGAATACATTACGAGTAGATTTGAGATTGAATTGATCGACACCAAACCCAGCACCCATCTCAAGCAGAGTTTGACCGCCACTATAGAAAGTGTGGAACACAACTCCAACTTGTGCTGCCTTTACTGCTTTGCCTAGATCGCTATCTACAGGCCAAGCATAAGTCAGGGTGTTAGGAGTTGCCGTATAGAAACGATCACCATCAATCGTCTTGGTTTGAATATCTTCTTTGCTGAAGAGAAGGTCTCCCTGAATGACTCCTTTGACTTTCAGTTCAGGAAAATACTTTAGACAATACTTTAGTTTAGTAGCAAGATCAGGAATGTGACCATGATTCTTGTCGATATCTTCATCGGTAAAATTTACCTTTGGTTCTTTCTTGTTGAATACAGACTTGGTGCCGACAAAGAATTTGCCGCTCTCTGGGTCGATACCGCAAACCACAGCAGGAGCGCCATCCCATTTGGTAGTAACCTTCACATTACCAGTAGGACGCCCACCAAGTTCGTCAATAAAACCTTGGATCAGATCTTTAGAGGCGAGGTATCCATTATATCCATAATTAATTAGCTCGTCCTCCAGGTGCTCCAGGTGCTTGTTCTGGGTTGCCATCTACGGAAAAAGGGGGACACCCTTATTTAGGTTCCCCCTTATCATAGCACATCAGCGGTCGCCCGCAACGCGGTTCTCAGAGTAGTAAGCGTCGAATGTGCCCTCAGGATACCGTTTTGACAATTTGGTGATGTTATTATCAAGCACCTCTTCCATAGAGATTCCTAATGCTTGGGTAGCTTGTGCCACATACCACATAATATCACCCAACTCAATAATAAGATGCTCTCGGTTGTCGCGGTTCCAAGGCTTACCTTGGAAAACCATCTTCTTAATGATCTCAAGGAACTCACCACCCTCAGCATTAATACCAACGCCAGCAGTAAGCAGTCGTTCAATATTGGCACCCTCACGATCCAACTCGCCAATTCGATCAGCAAAATCAACGAAGTTCGTAGAAGCAGCAGAGGTAACCTGTGCCACAAACTCTTCATACTTTTTAAATTCAATAGTCATACATTCCACTCAGCAAATTTAGATAGACGGTTTTGTGTTTGTTGAAATTGTGCGAAGTCTTCACCAGGATCTTCGCTATCGATGCTGATTGAGGAAGCATCATCTGCTACATCATACAGCTTCATCTTCGCTCTGTCAATTCCCACCATGAATTTTCTAGAGGCAGTTGGGTCGTTGTATCTGTTTTTAAGTTGTTTGACCATGATGCGACCTTGTTGTTCAAGTTCATCAGTACTGATAAGGGCAAACATAAAATCAGCAGTGGCAGGAAGGCCAAAAGACTCAGAAGTATCGGTAAGGTCAGGGTCACTATTACCGTAACCACTACGAGTAGTTTGAGTAGCAGAGACAATAGGTACATTATGTTCCACAGCAAGACCGCGCAGCTCTTCAGCAATCGCCTTGACATACGTGTAAGAATTAACAATCGCACCTTTATACCTCGCACTCGCACAGATGTTTAGATAATCTACAAAGATTATATCAGGTTTGAAATCTTTTTTCAAGGAAAGATCTGAGAGTAGTGCCTTGAAGTGTCCAACGTGGGCACTTGCAGTTGGATACTCTTTGATGATAAGTTTGCCTCTTGTCTTCCTAGCAATTTCATTAACCTTAGAATTGAAGAGAACCTCAGGAAGTTCGACAATATCTTTGACATTAACATTCAGAAGGTTTGCGTCAATTCGCTCAGCAATTTTCTCCTCTGCCATTTCACATGTAATGTAGAGAACGTTGTAGTTCTGAGTGAGCGCGGCAGCAGCCGCATGGCACATGAATAGAGATTTCCCGACGCCTGTACCAGCAAGAGCGATGTTGAGAGTCTTGTTAGGGAGACCACCTTTTGTAATGAAGTTAAACTTTTCGAGATCAAAGGGAATCTTTTCTTCCTTACGGTGGTAGAAATCATATCGGTCTTCTGCTTGTTCAATGTAATCGTGTCCTATGTGTTCGTCGAAAGATACTGCCAAGGCCGCTTGTAGGATACTTGGGATCGCATCTTTTGATAGTTTCTTATCGCCGCCATCTGCGATCTTGATAGACTGCATGAGGGCGAGATAGATTGCTCGGTCTTGGCACCACTTCTCTGTGGCATCAAGGAGCCAGTTGAAATCAACCCATTCGTCTCCAAGGGACTTGAGGGTAGATAACGAACTCTGGAATGTGTCTTCTGTAAGATCGTTTCTAGATTGGAGATTGATTGCGAGAACTTCTTGAGTAGGTATCTTGTCATACTTACTGGCAAAGTCAGCAACCTCTTCGAATAAGATTCGCTCATGGTATTCGTTGAAATATTCTGCTTTTAAAAAGGGAACTACCTTGCGATAATACTCCTCGTTATAAAGGAGGTTACGCAAGATAGTTTCTTCGATACGTTCAGTTGCCATAGGAGAATTCTTTACGTGCTGCTTCTTCAAGTTGTGCCATTACTTCTTCGGTAAAGTACTTCTCGGGATCAGCAAGAATAACGGAAGGATAAACAGAGGATTCACCAACAACGATACGATTTCCCTTGCGAGTGAATACTCCGTGTGCCTCACCCAGTTCCAGTAATCCGTAATAGCGATCCAATCCACGTTCATCAAAATAGAGTCTGGTTTCAACTTTACTACCTTCTTTGGTTAGACGAGACTTCTTTGCTTCACACTTAATAATGTTGCCAACAACTTCAGTTCCATCTTTCTCTTTCTTTTTACCAAGATAGATGATAGTAGATGCAGCATACTTCAGACCTGTGCCGCCACCCATCTCCTTTGTTGGGACATAGGATCCAATTACATCGTAGGTATGGTTTGTCACGATCATAGGCACACCTGCCTGACCCAGTTTCAGAGTCAGCACTCGGAAGGCACCTTTGATAAGTTGCGATTTAGTCATGTCACGAACTTGCTTGTCGTTGGCAACATCTTCCATCTCTTTGGAGGTAGAGAGCATACCAAGGGAGTCCAGAACAAATAGCATAGGCACTCGTTCATCTTTAGGTTCCTTCATGTACTTGTCGAGGATGCGACAAGCTTGGGTACGAAACTCTTCGATAGTTCCCACAGGCATGATAATCATTCGTTTGGAATCAATACCACGACTCTCGATCATATCCCGAGAAATAGCTGACTCACTTTCAAAATAGATAACTCCCCCAGTAGAGTTAGCATTAAGAAAGTTACGAACAACAGAAAGTGCAAAGAAAGTTTTACCTGTACTACTTTCACCTGCGAGGGCAGTAACTTTATTTGACGGGATTCCACCAAAGAGAGATCCACTAACGACTGCGTTGAAAATGTAAGAGCCTGTATCAACAAACGTAGTGATATCGCCAGCGGCAACACCGTCACTAACCACGCTAGCAAATTCATTACCTGACTCTTTAATTACTGTATCTAGGAATCCCATTTGTTTACCTCATCTTCATACATGTTTACGTAAGAGTATTCATTACTCATCATTTTAGCAAATGCTCTCGCAGTTTCAAACTGTTCGAAACATTTGATATTATTTGGACCAATCTGCCCGACAACATGATTGGTCCAAGTCACAACCCAGACGTTCATTCAAAGAAACTCCCAATCGTGATCACTTTTTCGTGTTGCCATCCAATACATTGTAGCACATTTTTCAGAGGTTCGAGAAACGACTTTTCGAACTGCGTTTGATAATCCACGTATTTCTCAAGTCCAAACTCCTGAGGTAACTGACCAAAGAAACTAATGCAGTTTTCGTGAATGGGGTTTGGAGTTTTGAGATACATGAACTTGATCTTTTCTCCCTCCTGAATGAGAGGATGCTTGTTCTCTACTTTGTATTTTTTAACATAGTGATTATACAGCAATGCTCCTCTGACGGCGATTGGAGTTTTGGGTTGGTAGATCTCAGTTGGGTGACGATACTTAGCCAAGTTGTTAACTCCTCTTGGGAATGCAACTTCTTCATAAGGGCGCAGTCTCGTTTCTGCTCGCACAACATTGATGAAATCGATAAGTTCATCATTTGTCTTGCCGATAATGATCTTAAATGCTGCATACAACTTATCCCTAAAGAATGCTGGGGTAGAAGAACGGGCGGTTTCGAGACCCATAATTTTCATTTTGGGTTCAGCATATCGGACACCTTCGCTGTCCCATACGTTGAGAATGTATCGCTTCTTTGCAGTCCAGATGCCACGGTCAGCGATATTCTCTCGCTTCATCTGCATCTTTTGATCGTAAGCATTTACATATGTGGCAAGTTCTTGGTAACTCTTTTCAATAAAGGGTTCAATTTGAGATTGACAAGCTTTATCTAGAAATGCAACTACCTTTTCTTTTGAAGGTAGATTATCACCAAAGACATTTTGAACGAGGGCATCAAGACACAGATAGATGCTATCAGTATCAGAGGCAATCACATAATCCACATCACCAGTCTTCAACACCTTATTTAGATACTGGTTCATTTTGTTCTCAATCCAGCGGATAGAGAGCTGACCAGACAAGGTGATCGCTTCGGCATTTGCCAGTTTGTAATAACGAAAGTGCTCGTTACCAATAGCACCATAAGCAGAGTTGAGAGAAATTTTCTTTGCCATCTGAATGTTATTGCATCTGGCAATCTCTTTCATGAGTTCTACAGTAGGAGTTTTTTCATACTGCTTCTTTGCCTCAATCATCTTCTTCTTGTAGATGACACGACCATCATACATCTTTTGCATCATCTGAGGCAGAAAACCATGAATGTCTTTACGGTACTGTGCGCCGTTAGGACATACAGCATACTCACCTTCAACGCCAATCTCTTGATTTAGGAACCCTTCAACATTTGCAGAAGGATGCCTACGTTCGATGAGTGTCTCTGGCGAGATGTTGTACTGCATAATAAGATGGGGATACAGGCTATTAAGATCAAAGCTGACCACCCAATTATAAAACCCAGGAATCGGTTCTTTGACATAAGCACCAGCGTACTTCTCGGTTTTAGTCGCTTCCTTCTTTGGCGGGATAGCAATCTTACGCTTCAGAAGTTCCACGTAAATATAGTTATCCCACATCCGAACTTGACTAAACACATCTTCATAATTCACCTTGGCGTCGTATGCCATAGTGAATGCAGTCGTTCTCATAGAACTCCTTGAAGGTATCAAACTCGCTGTGATCGAGTTTCTTTGCACCAAGTTCTACGTTACAGATATGATCGAGACGATAGGACTCTTGATTGGTGTAAGTAAATTTCTTATACAGTTCAAGATAATCCAGCGTTGAGATACCAAGAGTATCAACAGCAAACTGCTTACGACCTTTGATAAAGATCTCACGACGAGATACTAGTTTCCAAGGAGAGAGAAGTTTAGTGAATTTCTCGCCAAGGATCCTGTCAATACGATTGTGAATGTACGGCATATCGAATAGCTGTACGTTCCAACCAGTAACTACGTCTGGATAGTTTGCTTGCCAGAATTCGAGGAAGGCACCTAGCATACTTTCCTCATGGCGGAAGTGCATATAATCCACCATAGAATCCACGTTGTTAAAGGGACGGGCACCAAAGACTGTGATACGTCCTGTAAAACTATCTTTGATACTGATAGCAAGAATTTCTTGGTCTGCGGTTTCAATATCGGGGAATCCATTTTCAGCAGCAGTCTCGATGTCAATTGTAAATACACGAACCTTGCTGCTGTCAAACTTCACTTCCTCCTCAGGATGCTCTTCCGCAATATACTGATAGAGGAAGCGAGAGTTACCGTAGATCTCAAAGTCTTCTACTTCTTTGTATTGCTTTACAAAATCTCGTGCTTCAGTAATAGAACCAAACTTATGTGGTTCCACACAGTCACCTTCAAGGGTGCGCCACTCAGAATAGTTCTTTGTAGGCAGGTACAGCGTGGGGTTAAAGGGAACCTTCACGCTGTAGCGATTGCCATTTTCATAACCACGGACCAGCAAACGGTTGCCAGCTTGTTCAACGTTCGTGTAAAACTTCATTCAAGACATTCGATATAACGAGCAAGCAAGGATTTGCTTGGATTGGTCACAACAGTCAGGTCCGAAGACCTGACATTAAACTCACGCTCAGCAGCGTAAGGTGCCCATGGACTGATCTGACCTTCACAGTCTAGCACGTATGGTTCCACCAACCACACGTCTGGGTCACCTGGCAAAGTGTCCCCCTCAACTGGTTCTACTTGGGCGATGACCCATTCATTCGCCAGCTTCAGCAGGTTCGCTGTTATCTCCATTAGTTTCCTCGGGGTAGAAAAGTTGTTCTTCAGTAAATCCAAATGATTTCAATTCACCAACATAGTTATCGAGAATACCATTATCTGGATAAACAACACTAATAATGTGATCCCCAGAAATTCTATGCTCTTGAACTGGACTATACGGACACCACCTAGAATATTTGATTGGAATAGTTCCATCTTCATTTACATCTCCTAATGCCAAGGAGAATGGATAGATCAAGCGATATCCAACAATTCTATCTTCGTCTTTTACTTCCCCAAACAAACAGAGAATTCGCTCACCCGTAGTAATAGTAACTACACGAACATTATGATTAGTCTTCAGTTGATTCTGTTCCGTCATTTTCTAGTTCTCGCTTTTGTGCAATTTTGTTTTCATAAGCTTTTTGCAATCCTGGTTCGGGATTGCTGATTGTCATTACACAATCATAAGGAATCTTATACTGCCAGTCTGGAGAATATGGATTCCATTTGCTGAATCGAATCTGATATTCAGATCCCAACTGTTCCGTTAGGTATTGTGGAGTTGTGCTATCGAGTGTAAGAATGTATGGTTCTTCCATGAGAAGACAGATTCCCTTTCGGTCTTCTCCTTCACCATCAAAGATTTCTTTTAACTCTGCAATAACGCGATCACCAGTTTTCAAAGTAAGAATTGATACTGCCATAGTTATTATAAGTTTGATACTAGTGTAACATCAAAAAGGGGCAGCGTCAAGCTGCCCCACATATTTAGAACCACTTTTTACGCTTCTGTTTCTCGCCAATTGCGAGTAAATGATCTTTGAGAGATACCTTTGTGTTGATACTTACGTTCCTTTTCTTCTTGAGATTTTTTAGCAGATACTGTCAGAACATGTCGTTCAGTAGAGACTTCAATCTCTTCGCCTGTAAATCCAGCCAGAGCGACTTCAAGTATGGTTGTGCCATCGTCTCCGTTGACCACATTGTACGGAGGATAACTAGATCCAGATCCTGCAAGAGCTTCCAGTCTTCTAAATGTTTCATCGAACCCAATTGAATGCGGTGTATAAGTTTCCCAGTTAAATGTTACCATTGTCCTAAAAAGCGACTTTTACATGTGACCCGTTAGGCATCACAATATTAATTATATACTTTGCATAAAAAATGGGGGTGATGAAAACCCCCATGAACACTACGGTTTACTGAACTTCTGTTTTCTTTCGGCCGATATTGTACTTACTTTCAAGAGTCCAATCATTCTTTTCTTTGAAAGAAAGAACTTTGATTTGATTCAACGGGGCAAGATCAGCAATCTTATCTGGGGTTACGATAGTAATCAATCCCCAATCACTCAGAAGTTGAATGATACGATTACGACGCTGTACGTCATTCAGAGACAAGTTAGTGTTCTTACCATCAAGAGCAAATAGCTCTTTGAAGTGAACGATATAATACTTACCTTGTTTATGTAGGATATGGCATGACTGATAGATCTTCTTTTCCTTGCGCGATGCCACTCCAATTCGAGTCAGAGTTTCTCTCACTTTGAGGAAGTCGTCGGGTTCATTCAGAACCACTTCGACCATATCAGTTTGCTTCCACTGGATTTCAGTTTCGACACTCATCTTTTTCCACCTTTATTCAATACCTTTGCAATATGATCTAGCTGATCCTTGGTGAGAATCCTAAGTGCCTGGAGAGCTTTATCGTCATTATAACCATAATACTCTTTGACTACATCAAGATAATCAATAGAATCTTTTTTCGCCCAAGGAGAGAAACGCTTCCTCGGTTTGACACTATTTAGTTCTCCGCATCTTTGTCATCATCAAGAATACTTTTCTTTGATTGATTGATCGAGTACAGGTAATCTTTCAGTTGGTACGTCATTCCAATGTCTCACAGCGTTAGCAACAATAGCAATATTAGTAATCAAATATGTGGCGAAAATAAAAGTGCGGACAAGTGCTACCTTATCCGCCTCACAATCATTATCGGACGCTTTCTCTCCTAGCGCCTTACACCATAGTCTCCATGCTATACGAAAGTATTTCATTTAAATACAGCAGTTACATTCACAATTTTAGCAGTAGGATTGCGAGCAAGAGCGGTCTTACGAGCATCCTGGTAGTTTGCTGCCTCAACAATCTCGTCGAAGAGACGACCAGCGACATAGAGTTGAACTTTAATTTTCATAGTTGTAAAGGACGAGTTCCTTTCGTTCTGCTTGATCTATTGTATACGACCCGACCGACCTCATGGTGTAGGTATGTGCAAATTCTCCAACTGTCCACCCCTGGAACCGCTCCTTGACGAGGTTGGAATTATTATAAGAAACTAGCTGAGGACAAAGATGACGATCACAATCAGCAGCAAACTTATCGTGATCAAATCCTTTGTGCATTGATCCCTTACGCCCATAGAGGTTGTCCTTAATGTCATAAGGAGGATCAAGATAAACAAATACATCTTTCTTGTCCGTCAGCAGATCTTCGTAGGACCAATTAGTTATATACCAATCTTTGATCAACTTGCCGTACTCAGGGATCTTTTCAATACCATTCATAGAGAAGTTGCTGACACTTGCTTGCTGAGAGAAAGAAGAACTCTCAGTCAGACCAGAAAAAGAACACTTATTGATAATGTAGAAAGCAACTGCTCTATAGAAATCTTCCGTGTTTTCATCGTTGAGTTGATGCTTCATTAGATTGAACAACCCACGAGCAAGATCTGGCGTAGCATAATCTTCTTTGTATCCCTTTAGAACTTCATACAATTCCTGTGATTCATCACGAAGGATAGACCAGAAATTATACAAAGGATTATAAAGATCATTTACCCAGATCTGAATGCCAGGGTAACGCTTGGTAACTTCAAGTGCTACAGAACCTCCACCAATAAAAGGTTCTCGAAACTCATGATAACCTTTTAGGTCAGGCATGAACTGAAACCAGGATAGCGAAGTGGTGTCTTTAGTGATTTCAAAGTCTGGGGCATGATATTTAAGGTATTCACGAAAGGTTTGTTTGATTTCACGCTTGGTCATTCCACACCAAGCTGCTGCTTGAGGCAAGTTCATTGTAGCACGAAAAAGTGCTCTGTGCGCTTCTGCCACATTTTCTGGAGTTGTCTTGACAACACTTCCCATCAAATAGTTCCAATAACGTTCTTTGTAATCATTCATTTGAATTCACAACTCATCATAATTTCTGTGAGACAAGCCAGCATATTGACTTCCTGATCGGGGACAATACTAATGTCTCGCATATACTTAGCGATAATAAGAACTGCTTCAGGAATAGCAGCAGGTTTCAGAACATCATACAAACTGTCATAGATCTTACGCATTACCATACTGGGGTCATTATCCATATGCTGGACTACCCAGTTCTTGACAGTTGTGAATTCTTTCTTTTTCAAAGCCGAGAGTAAAGAATCGAGGTTAACGTCAGCAACATCAACAAGAATAGCAGACGTAATAGACCCTGTGGCAGCATACCGCTGACACTCATTAATAGTCCTACGCCA